TCGGCGTACGTGCGCCCCTTGTCCGTCAGCTGGCCGTTAATGATGTACCCCCCACGCTCCAGGGCGCGGTTACGGGCCGTGCTGTTGCCGTAGTGGTATGCGGACAGCATTATGCCGGCCTGTTCCTCTGTCACATGTAGGCGGGGGGCGGAAGCGTTCCGGCGGGATGCCTCGGTTTTACGGGCCGACCGAGAGCGGCCCATCTCGGCGGCGGGGTTGATTGGTTTTTTACAGTGTGGGCAGATCATCTTTCTGTATATCTCCTTGTTATACAGCAGAACGATTGTCTTTATACAAGCGTACGCAAATTAAAACCACTCCGCATGAAAATATTGCAGCGGGATAGACAATGTCGTGCATCGGGATTTTCCCCGTCAAACGCATCAAAAGGGAATTAAAACAAAACCCAACCAGCATACCGTCAATATATCTGAATAATTGCATAACAATTAAATCCACTTGACCGCAAGAAGCTCTGTTGCCCTACGGGGTCAGGTCATAGGGCGGCAAGTGATTACTGCGTTAGTTTTCTTCCCGCAGCTTGTTCAATGCTGCATCTATCAAAAAAGAAATTGCCTTGCCCCGCTTTTTTTGCTCGGCGATCCACTCCGCATTTATACGGCTGATCGTGGTGCCGATTTTCACACGGTCTTTTGTGGTGCCGTGCGGACGCCCTGGATTTCGTTTTTTCTCGGTCATATGGGTCAAATCAGGTCGTCAATCCTTATTTCCCCGTCTGCTGCCAGTTGCCCGGCCACGCGGTAAAGTGTGGCCGGGGACTTTCTCAATAGGTCCTCAATTCGCCTCCTGAGCTTGGCGAGTTCTTCCCGGTCAAGGTCTCCGCCCATGAGGAGCTGTCGGGCCAACTCCGGGGTCAACTCTTCGGTGGGGATCATGCTCCCACCCCTGCCAGCACCCGGGCCACGCGGTGGTCATCGGCGGCGTATCTAGCCGCCACAGCATACGGCATAGCCCCGTGGTAGCCATGCTGGCTGGCCCAATACCTGGAGCCAGGCTCGCAGTTACCAGCCCGAAGGCTATCGTCCAGCCGGACTATTACCATCGCTGGCCCTTGCGGGTGCAAGGTGGCCAAAATATCGGCCTCGGCCCGCGCAACCTTGCGGGCTGCCTTTCGCTGCTCACCCCAGGCCTCCAGGGCCTCCCGCGCCATCCTGGTGTTGTCCCACCCTGTCGAGTGGTACGTCTGGCCTGCCGTCCCGGCTACTAGCCAAACCTGCCGCCAATCCCACCGGCTGGAGTCCCTGGGCTCTACGTCCTGCATGGCAGTTACCAGCCGGCGGAGTCCTGTTCGGTGGTCGGTCCACTGCCAGCACCGGTAAACCTTGATTCCATGCCTGGACCACACGGCACGACCACGGATTACACCGGCCTCGTCAAGAGTCAGGTCGGCGGAGTAGTACAGCTCTACAGCCTCGCCTTCGGCCTCTGCCAAAGTAGCGCCACCCCTTACCAGGTGGCAGGTAGTGGCAATTACCGCCAAATCGTGCGCCCACCGGCGGCGGAGTGCTTTCCAGCCCCGGGCAGCCACCAAAACTTTCCGGCTATCACTCAGCCTGGGCAGGCAGTCAGGGCTATTATCCCCGTGGGCGGCGATACAAGCCAACCCGCCACCAAACATCTTGGGCAGACTGGCCGCGGCCACTTGCAGGGCCACGCGTCCCACTCTCCGCAGCCCGTGTGAAATAACAGCGGCACCAACCGCCGCCCGGCTCGGGCTCCAGCCGTAGGGGCGGAGTATTTCGCAGGCTCGGCGGTATACCGCCCACGCCCACCGATGCAGCTTGTGGGGGCTTGTCCCCACCGGTACGTTTGGGTTACCGTAGTACCCCGGTCGGTAATGGGGTTCGGGCCGGAAATGCTCGGCCAGTGAAATACCTCCGGGCAGGCGCAAGGCGGCGGCGCAGGTCATCCACCCTTTCAGCCTGGCCAGGTCGGAGGCGCACTTTTCAGCCTCCTCTAAGGTCAGATCGTCATCCCCATCAGTCCGGGGGCAGACTTGTAGCCAGTAGCTCCTGGCCTCCTGGCTGCGTCCGCAAATCCGGGACAGCTCCCGGACGCGGGCCAGGGCCATCTCCTGGTCAGTCGGCACGGCAATTGCCATCTCGTAGTCCCGTAATTGCTCGATGCTCTCAATCTCGTAGGTCTGCATGGTAGTTCTCCTTTTCTGTGCCCGTGGGGCGGTGAGGTGGAAGCCGGTGCCAATCACCAGCATTTAAGCCTATTTTACTCTATCGGTATTTAATGTCAAGAAAACAAATAGGCATGTTGTTGTTTTTTCGCAAACCAGAAAACTAACAAGGCGGCTAACCTGACACCGGGAGCCGCCGTTTCTTATTTCTGCACCTTCATTGGCCGGTGCAGGTTGCCTTGGTCGTTAGTCTGCCGGGGGCGGTTTGAGTTCGTGCCTAGAAATCAAGGCCTCTTCCAGCAACGCCCCTTCGCTCTGCTCTTGCGTTTTCAGCCAGACCCACACCCAAGCCGATAGACGAACGCCCCGTGATATTTTCTTGAGGGCGGGGGTAACCTCTTTTCTCCCTTGCCCCCGCCCAGGGCCTCCTTGCCCGGTCAACTTGTCACCGGCCATACTTTCTCCTGCGCCCCGTCGTGATCAATTTCGGGTCCTCACTGTTGCCGCCTGCCAAAAAATGACGGTGGCATTTATTGCACACCCGGTAGCCGGGGACATACCCAGCCTCGGCCCACTGGATATTCCCGGACTCACAAACCGGGCACGGGATATCTGTCACCGATCCCCAATAGTCCATAGCTCCAGGCCTTACGCCTACGTGGTAAACCCGCCGCTTTACATCCCCTTGCCCGTCAATGTTGTGGTATTCGTATTTGTATTCCATCTCAATACCCCATTTTTCTTTCTTCGTAGCAGCTCACGCATTCGCCGGACTTCAAAATTCTGTCCGGGTCTGGATAGCCCCGGGAGTCCCTTTTTTCGATATGCCCACAAATGACGCACTTCTTAGGGGAGAAGTTTTTGCCTGATGCAGCGCTTTTGGGGGCGCCTGCCACCAGCTTGGAAGCCTGGTCAAACTTTCCGTCTGGAATCATCCACGCCTTTTTGTCTCCATCCCACTTTCCGCCCAGGGCCTTGATTTGGTCTTTTACCGGGTAGGTGTTACCTGTCAGTGCCTTCATGGTCTTTCCTCCTGTTTTGCGGTTGGCGTTATTGCCTCCCTCTTGATTATTGTTTTACCATAATCAAAAATAAAGCACAAGAAAAAAGATGCACATAAATCAAAATAAATCCGAGGCCGGCCAGACTAACAAAAAATTCAAGCCGACGCCGGGAAGCATCGGATTTTTTAGCCAAGGCCGGTGGAGGCGTCGGCTTAATTTAGGCGTTCGGCGTCATGGTGGCAACCGCGGCTCCACGCGGTTTCCGGTGGGCTAGTTTTGTGGCGCGTCTATTATCCGACCCCCCGATTACAGTATATAGCCAGCGTTGGCTAATTGCAATGATAATTTCGCCGCCACTCGCAGGCCCCACGGCCAGGGCAAACAGGGGTATCGGCGACCGGGCAAGGCGGCAGCACCGACCGAGCCGGGAGTAACTGGCGGCCGTTAAGCGGGGGCGGTGAGCCAGCGGGGATGGGGGTCGGGCCGCCAGGTACGGGGGTGACGCCGGGATGGTGCCGGCCAATCCGGCACGCGAGGTCACCCAGGATCAACGAGCGGATAGTCACACCATGGGTGGCGGCGTACGACCTGGAGGCCCTCCAAAGATCAGGGTCGATGTTTTTTAACAAATAATCCATGTTTATAACCTCTATAATTGTTAGCGGGCGTTATTACCTGAAATCGGTATACCAGACACCGTGGCCCCCGTCAACACCTATTTTACATACCCGGTACCCAGTAGGGTACCCGGACGTTCTGGGGCGAAAAAGCGTAACGATACCAAATGGATAAGTCACTTTACCCGGGTACCCAGAACAGATGCGCTATTCCCCCCTCCATTAACACTTTCTATTATACGATATATACGTATTACCATATAATACGTATACTATATATACCCCCACCTTTTTTACTATTTAATAAAAGTATAGGGTATAGTAGTAGAAATAGTTAATAAAAACAGTAGGTTAGTTAACCCATTTGGGTAGTTCTACCTATGTGGGTGGTGAATTAGCTAACCCCCCGAAATCATTGCACCCTTACAGATTATTCGTACTGGGTGGTATAGGGTATGTTGACAATTCCAACGCCCCCGCGTACCCTGTGGCTATGAGTTATTGGGATCATTTTGGCATAGACTGGGTTTGCGGGCGGTTAGAGTCGGGGATGATGTACAAACACATCGCCGATGAGGTGGGTGGCTCCGACACCGATTTGTGCCGGTGGATAGCCGCCGATCAGGGTAGATCCGCACGCGTCGCCGAGAGCCGGGCTAAGGGGGCGTTTGCCTGGGACACCATGGCTCAGGACGTGCTGGCGGCCATCCCTAGCGACGCCACCCAGGGGGACATAACGCGGGCTCGGGAGCTGGCTTCACATTTCCGCTGGAGGGCCAGCAAACTAGGCCGGAAAATCTACGGGGAGCGGGTGCAGGTGGACGGAAAGACTACCGTGACCATCAACCATGTGACCAACGTAGACGATCAGGATCCGGAGGACATCTGTGGAGTATGAACTACGCTACAACTGCGGGCCAGTCAGTAAGCGGTTCCACGCCGACCGTAAAAGCCGCGCAAAACTCCTGATCGGGCCGTTTGGTACGGGGAAATCGAGTAGCGCGGCCTACGATGTGATTATGCTCCAGAGCAAGCGAGTACGGCCTGACCGCGATGGTATCCGTCGCAGCCGGTTCGCTATCGTCCGTAACACCTGGCCGGAGCTGCGAGACACTACCCTGCGGACCGTTATGGACTGGTTTCCCCCCTCGGTATTCGGGGCGGGGGTAGAAGGCCGGGCGGCCTACGTCCAGGATCGCAAATCGTACATGATGCGCTTGGACGATCGGGAGATTGAGTTAATTTTTAAGCCCCTAGAGTCTGAGGCGGACGTCAGGGAACTGCTATCTCTTGAACTAACGGGGGCGTGGGTGGACGAGGCGCGGGAGGTGGTACACGCCGTCGTCAAGGGTCTTCTGGGGCGCGTTGGGCGCTATCCAGCGGTCAAGGATTTCGGAGGCGTCAATCCGTTTCTCAGCCCGGTCCAGGTGCTTTTGACCACCAACTACCCCAGCACAGAGCACTGGCTGTATCGCAATTTTGTCGCCCACCCCATTGAAGGCTACACGATCTACGAGCAGGATCAGGTAGAGAACGCACACAACCTACGGCCCGGATATTACACCGACCTAGAAAAAGACTACGCCGACCGTCCGGACCTCCTGAGGACGCTGGTACGCGGGGAGTGGGGCGTTACGGTGCGGGGTCGTCTAGTTTATCCTGAGTTCGACCGCACAACTCACGTTGCTACCGCCCCACTCCTACCTATAGCTATCGCAGGGGCCGAAATGGGTAGGCTGATCATCAGGGGATGGGACAATACCGGTCTGTCCCCAGCCTGTGTGATAACCTACCTCAACACCCTGGGGCAGTGGTTCTGGGTCCGTGAGTTTTGCGGGTCAGACGAGGGCATAATCGATTTTGCTCTGGCCGTTCACACCTGGTGCGCAGAGACGTTTCCAGCTGGCACTGAGTACCGCGATATCGGTGATCCAGCCGGTAAGATCCGGGACAGCCTCAAGGGCAGCCCAGCTCAGTATATCCGTGAGGCTACGGGCATTTCGATCGAGGACGGGCTGCAGGGTTTCAAGATCCGCCGTGAGTCCGTGGCCGGCAGGCTGACCCGTGCGGTCCACGGCCAGCCAGCGCTGCTGGTAGATCCCGGCTGTACGCGGGTGATCGATGGATTTGAGGGGGGCTATGCATATCCGGAAATTGGTAACACCGGAATATTCCGATCTGATCCGGCAAAAAACGAGTATAGTCACATCCACGATGCCGGGCAGTATCCGGCTACAATCCTGTTCCCAGCCGGCATACCGGTTGAGGACGACGAGGCTGACGACCGGTATCATCAGTCCACGCGCAACCACGTTACGGGGTACTAATCCATGCCTACAGACCTGCAAACCCTCCTGCGTTATGCCACGCTGCCCGACCTGACCCCGGAGCTGGAGGACCAGCGGCTGACGCAAATCGGACGGGACGTGGTGAGATGGACTACGATCGACGATGCCAGCCGTGCGGATTGGCTGGAGAGATCGCAGAGGGCTATGGACCTAGCGCTCCAGGTGGTCGAGCCAAAAACGTTTCCTTGGGAGGGGGCGGCGGCGATTAAATACCCCCTTATCACCGTGGCGGCCCTCCAGTTCCACGCCAGAGCCTACCCGGCGGTGGTGCAGGGGAACAAGGTGGTCAAAGGACAGGTGACCGGGAGGGACCCGCAAGGACAAAAAGCCGCGCAGGCCGAGCGGATCAGCCAGTTTATGAACTATCAGCTCCTAGAAGAGATGGAAGAGTGGGACGAGCAGACAGACCGCCTGCTGCTGGCCCTACCGGTCGAGGGTTGCGAGTTCAAAAAGACTTTTTTCGACCCAACCCCGGGCCGGCCCGTCAGTGAGTGGATCCGCCCTTTAGATCTCATCGTCCACTACAGGACAAAAAGTCTGGAGACCTGCCCACGTGTGACTCACCGCTTATGGCTCCACCCTCAGGAGATCATGGAACGCCAGCTGTCAGGGACGTGGCGCGACGTTGACCTCAATATCGGGGTGACCGAGACCGAGGAGGAGGAGCTACAGGAGTTCTACGAGCAGCACTGTTTGCTTGATCTGGACGGCGACGGATACAAGGAGCCGTACTGCGTGACCGTGCATAAGATGTCCGAAAAGGTGGTACGTATCAAGGCCTCCTACTATCCAGAGGGCGTATGGCTGCGAACTGGCGCGGACGTGTTACGGTTGACCGAAATTCCTCCAGAGACGCCGGTAGAGTCTGTACGGGTGGCGCGGATCGAGCGGGCGCAATATTTCACCAAATTTTCCTTCGTTCCCAGCCCGGACGGTGGATTTTACGATCTAGGGTTTGGTCAGCTGGTCGGCCCCCTGTGTGAGACTATCGACACGTCCATCAACCAGATGATTGACGCCGGCACGCTTGGAAATCTATCCGGGGGTTTTATCCGAGAGGGCGTGACCATTGACGGCAAACGGGGGAGTATCCGGTTTGAGCTGGGCGAGTTTAAGCAGGTACGTACTCCTCAGGGAATGCCATTGCGTGATGCACTCTACCAGATGCAGTTTCCCGGCCCTTCACCCGTGCTGTTTAACCTGTTGAGCCTGCTGATCCAGGGGGCCAAGGACATAACCGGCGTTCAGGACATCTTAACCGGTGGCCCGGTCCAAAACGAGACCGCCACTACCACCATGGCGAAGATAGAACAGGGGCTAAAGGTGTTCTCCGCGATCTACAAGCGGGTGTATCGCGGATTCAAGGGTGAGTTCAAAAAACTCTACCGGATTAACGGGCTGTACCTGCAACCGGGGGTTTATTTTCGCGTGCTGGATGACGGATCGGAGGGGGTGGTCTCCCTGTCGGATTTCCAGAATGACGGCACCGACGTCCAGCCAGTGGCTGATCCGTCCGTCTCCACCACCCTGCAGAAAGTCGCAAAGGCTGAAATGGTAATGGCGCTCAAGGGTGATCCGGGAATTAACCCAGATGAGGCTAATCGCCGGTATCTGGAGGCAATAGAGGTGCCTGGCGCAGACGCTCTAATCGTCCCCCCCGAACAGCGCCAATCACCCCCAGACCCGAAAATGCTTGACATGGAGCTAAAAATGCTCCAACTAAAGGACCAGGCGAAGAAAATGCAGGCCGAGATAGAGTTGATGCGGGCTAAGTCCATCGAGGCGCTAGCATCAGCCGAGGCCAAGGAAGCAGGGGTTCAGTTAGATCATTACGCCCTACAGCTGGACGTACTGAAGGAGGTAAGGAATGATGGGGCCAGGGGAGTTGAGGGAGTGGAAGCAGCACCCAGCAACCAGGGAGGTGCTGAGGAGGGTCAAGGCGTACCAGCTGCAATGCCTTCAGGATTTGGTGGAGGGGATCAGCCAGGACTCTTCATCGCTCCAGCAGACGGCAGCGTACCAGTTGGCGTACCACAAGGGTAAGGACGACCTAATCAAGGAAATTGAGCAAATGGAGGCAGAAGAATGAGGAATGATAGCGGTATCAGGCCGGTGGAGTACAAAGTACTTATCGAGCCGGAAGCGGTGGAGGCCCAGACCAAAGGGGGAATCTACATTCCCGAGACCACCCAGGACAAGGAGAAATTTGCCCGGGAGCGCGGACGGGTGGTGGCGATCGGGTCTATCGCGTTTACAGATCCCACGTGGCTCGAAACCCCGTGTGTTGGCGACACCGTGCTGTACGACCGTTACGCCGGGTCGATGGTCAAGGGGCTGGATGGTAAGGATTACCGGCTGATCAACGACAAAGAGATTGGCGCGATTGTGGAGGTACCCGAGGATGAGTGATCCAGCAGTTACCGAAGCACTACAGATGGGGTGGGTGCCCCAGGAAGAGTGGAAGGGGGACCCCGATAAATGGCGACCGGCCGCCGAGTTCGTCCAGCGGGGAGAAAAGGTCATTCCGATCCTGAAAGACAGGCTTAACAAGGTCGAAACCGAGCTGAAAGTTGCTCTCTCCGCCAACCGGCAGGAGATTGAGCGCGTAAAAGCCGAGGCTTACGCCAGGGCAACCGAAGAGTACAACGCCAAGCTGCGGGCGCTGGATGAAAAGGAGGTCGAGGCGTTTAAGGCCGGGGATGGAGACGCCTTTGTGGCCGCAAAGAAGGAGCGGGCCGCCATTAAGCCACCCGCTCCACCTATTGCTGCTGCGCCTCCACCGGATCCCGTGTTTGAGGATTGGCAGGCGAAAAACCCTTGGTATCAGGCCGAGCCGGAGCTTGCCGACTACGCTGATTTTATCAGTCACAGGATTGTAGCGGAGCATGGCGGAGTGATCGACCCAGCGAAACTGGGGACCGAAATGACCGAGCGGGTGAAGAAAGCGTTCCCCCACAAGTTTATTAACCCCCGGCGCGATGAACCCGGCGCGGTTGAAGGCGGTGGAGCGGCGGGTAAAGGTGCTACGGGCACGAAAGGTCAGACGTTCGCAGACCTCCCGGCGGACGCTAAGGCCACATACACCCGTCTGGCGGCTAAAGCTAAAGCCCAGGGTCGGGAATTCACGAAAGATCAATACGCTGCGGCGTATTACGAATGAGGTAAGCAACATGGCAAAAGGAAGTCAGGACAGACGGAAACGCATCCCGTTTGGGGTGCCAAGGCAGAAGGGATCGATTGACCGGGCCACTGAAACACGGCTCATCGCGTCCGGTAAGATTCCGCGATGGGTCAACGAGGAGAATCTGACCCGCGCAATCGAGGGGGGATACGAATTTGTTTCCCCTGACGGCGGCATGGAGGTCGGGGGCGGCAAGGAGGCACAGGAGCGGGACCGGCGCATCCGTCAGCAGACCGGAAAGAATAAAGATGGATCTACTCAATACCGGTACTTCATGGCCATCGACAAAAAGCTGTACGACGAGGACCAGCAGGCAAAGGAAGACATAAACAAACAGGTTGACGTCGCTATTCGTGGTGGCAACCCCTCTGGTCTCACCCCCCATGGCGTAAGGCCCGAGCATGGCGGGGCGACACTGGAAAATGTGCAGTACCAACCCTAACACATAAAAGGAGGTATTAGCCATGGCTAATCCTACTGGCGCATTCGGCCTTCGTCCCGTGCGCCATCTCAACGGGTCCCCCTATAACGGGGCGGTCCAGAAATGTTACGTCAGCGCGTCCTATGCGACCGCGCTGTTTATCGGCGACCCAGTTTTGTGGTCCCCTACCCTGGCCGAAAAGGATTCTACTGGCCGGTACCCGACCATCAATGCCTCGGCCGGTACAGCTGGAACGCTGATTCGTGGCGTGGTAGTGGGGTTTGAGCCAGACCCCGACAACCTCAGCCGCCTGTATATCCCGGCTTCAACTGGAGGTTATGCCTACGTGGCTATGGCCTCCGATGATCTGGTTTTCGCCATTCGCGGAGATGGCGGTGGCACCCCGTCCGCTGTGTTCCCCGGTCAAAACGCCGTTATGATCGCTACGGCGGCCGGAAGTACGAATACCGGGCTGTCTGGATTTCATCTGGATGAAGGGACCACCACCGCCCCGAATACCACGCAGAACTTCACCTTGCATATTCTAGGCATCCAGGATAAGGAGGACAACACCCTGGCCGATAATGCAGTCTATGAGGTCCTGATCAACACCAACGAAAATAGCACCGGCCGGTTCCTCGGCATCACGGCGGCATAAGGAGGTCCGATCATGGTAATGACCACGGGGGCGCACCCTAAAGACCTCTGGCCGGGGGTTAAAGCGCATTTCGGCCACACGTACGACGAGCACCCGGTGGAGTGGAGTCAGATTTTTGACACCGAGTCCAGCGATAAGGCATATGAGGAGCGGGTACAGTATACGGGGTTCGGCCTGGCCCCCCTCAAAACCCAGGGCGCGTCCATCAGCTTCGAGGACGCCAAGCAGGGTTTCGTCTCTCGGATCACTAATCTGACCTATGCTATCGGCGGCATCGTGACTCGGGAGGCCATCGAGGATGGCCAATACGAGTCCGTAGCTATGCGGATCTCGCGGTATATCGCGTTCAGCATCCGGCAGACCGAGGAGAATGTGGCCGCCAACGTACTGAACCGCGCCACCACGGCTGGGTATACCGGTGGGGACGGGGTTGTTCTGCTGTCCGCCAGTCACCCCAACGAGAATGGGCTGCAAAGCAACATCCTCCCCGTAGCCGCTGATATGTCGGAGTCGTCCATTGAGGACCTGCTGATCCAGATTATGCAGGCGACAGACTCTAGGGGCCTGAAAATCTCACTGATCGGTCGAAAACTGATCATCCCACCCCAGCTGACGTTTGAGGCCACCAGGATTCTAGAATCCATGCTGCAAAGTGGTGGGGCTAACAATGATATCAACGCTATTCGCAAGATGGGCCTACTCCCTGACGGCGTTGCGGTCAACCACTACCTGACCGACTCTGACGCGTGGTTCATCAAGACCAACGCGCCAGAGGGCCTGATTGCTCAGGACCGGCGAGCAGTGGAGTTCGGAAAGGACAACGATTTCGATACGGAAAATGCCAAGATGAAAGGCAGCCGTCGTATCGGGTTCGGGTGGGCTGATCCGCGCGGTTTGTACGGGTCTCCTGGGGCGTAACCTTAACGTTTAACCTGGTGGGGTCGAAAGGCCCCGCTGTTTCCACTCTGGAGGTGGGTAATGGGTAATTACAACTTCGGGGCTTCCGGCCCCAGATTTAACGGTATTCCGCTGATTGGCGGGATACCACGCGGGCTGACTAAGGTTCTGTTTGTCGATTATGGCAACGGATCAGACGGAGTGTCCGAGAAATCGAATTCTACTGACCGGCCGTTTAAGACTATTGACAAGGCCATGGATGCCCTCACGACCAATAAGAACGAGGGCATAGCCCTGATGGGGAGTTCAACCCATGTCCTGACCGAGATGCTGGATATCAGCAAGAATAGGGTCCATATGTTTGGGTACGACCCGGGCGGTAGGATGTTCGGCCAGAATGCTAAGGTTTCGCTGACGGCCACAAGCGGTGCGACGAACATTGCCACCATGCAGAATACGGGGGTCCGCAACTCGTTCAGCAATATCAAGTTCATGAACTCTTCGACGGTTGCCGAGGGGATCTACTGCGTGGCTGAGGGCGGAGAATACACAGTTTACGACCATGTGGAGATCTACAAAGACACCGATCTGGACGTTACCGCCGCCGCTGAGATGCTGCACAATGGTGACTCGGTGCAGATGTTTTATTGCACAATCGGAAGCCTTGCTAATATCGTGGCCGACAACGTTATACGGCCATGTGTCAAAGTTACGGCCACCTTGTCCGGGAAGAAGTTTCGCGACGGGGTATTTGACAACTGCCTCTTCTGGCGTAAGGCAGGTGGCACCGAGACCATGATGATCTACGGCGCAAATGCAACTGATGTCGAACGGATGTTGTTGGCTAAGGGGTGCTCATTTGTCAACAACCCCCTCAGCGCGGCTACTCCGGCTAACGCGGTTGGATTTGGCGGGGCGCAGACTGAGGGGGTTGTTCTTCTTCAGGACTGCACTTCGGTGGATTGTACGGTCATGGCTCAGGCCGCCGTGGGGATCTATGTTTCTGGAGCCGTACCCACCTTTGCTACTACCGGTGTGGCTGTAGCGGCGTAATCTGCGCAAGGAGGTCTTATGCCTGAGTATGTTTGCCTGAAATGCGGCCGTGTTGATGATGAGGCAGTCCCTTGCTTGAAATGCGCCATCGTGCTTACACCTGTTGAGCACCCGGTGGGCGAAGCTAGGATACCGGCCAAGAAAGCGTCACCCAAAAAACCACAACCCGTGAAGGAGAAAAATAATGTATACGAACGAATGGTTCCTTGAGCAAGCCCGGTTGGGCAACATGTATCACGCCTGTTCTGCTGGCGCGGTAACCCTCTCGACAGTCCATGCCACCTGCACTGGGTTGGCACTGTCCAATCCGTACGGATCCGGTAAAAACCTGATCGTGAAGCGGGTGTGTTTTCAGCCCTCTACGGCTCCGGCCGGAGCGGCAGTTGTCGGTTTGGCTATCAGCCCCGCCCCACACACCACCGCCGTCACTCATACAACCCCGGCGGTGATCCATAACGCCATTTGCACCGGTAGCGATTCTAAGTTGGGGGTCGGTCGGGTCGATGTCTCAGCCACGCTGCCTAACACCCCGGTGTGGTTGCGGCCCATTGGTGGAGTAGTGGCCGCGAGTTCTATCAGCCCCGGCAAGTACACGGAAGAGATCAACGGCGAGATTATCCTTCCGCCCGGCACACACCTGTCTTTGTCGTATCTGACTACGGCTGCGGTCGGTATCGCGTCCGTAACCTGGGCCGAGGTTGACGCCTAAGTAGTTGCGCCCCTTCGGGGGCGCTTTTCTTTTGGAGGGCAGCATGGCGCACAAGATAACCATCACCAAATTAATGGACGGCCCCAAAAATGGCGTGTTCCATATTTTTATTGAAAGCGACGGGGTTTCACCCGACTTAATCGACTACGTTCTAATCGATCCGGCCGAGTCGTTCAGCCCATCGTTCCCAAACAAGCCATTGATTACGGTGGAGAGTATTTCATATGACCTGACCGGATTCGACTCTTATCTCGATTTTGACTACCTAATCTCTGATACCAAGTTGTGGTCCATGTCGGGTGGACAGTCCGCGATGGTAGACTTCGGTTACTTAGGGGGGCTGAAGGATCGCAGTAACGCCCTTGACGGAACCGGAAAGCTGCAACTGACAACGTCTGGTCTGACCGCCGGAAAGTTTGGATCCATTATTATCCGGGTGAAGAAGAGTTGAAATGACCTACCGTTCTGGGGGCGCATACGGTATCTGTGACGAGTGTGGCCTACAGTACCGGTTATATGACTTACGGCTCCGGTGGGATAAGGCCTTGGTATGTCGCAGGGACTGGGAGCCGAAGCATCCTCAGGAATCAGTACGGGCGCTGAACGAGCGTATCGGGATTCGTGACGCACGGCCAGATACCTACACGCATTTGGTGTTTAACGCCTGTACCGATGACCCTGGCGCGGCTGGGTGGGCGGCTACTGATCTTGGGTGGGTACACAGTTCAGGGGTTGATCCTGCAGAGTTGGCTATCACGGGGCTAACCGTGGGCGGTGCGTACTCCCTGCAAGTACTCATCGATAACCGGGTGCTGGGAAGCGTGACGGTCGAATTGGTGACGGTAGGTGAGTCAGATAGCACATCAGGAAATGAGCAGTTAAACATTGCGTTTACCGCCGGGGCTACTACTGACACCGTGAGGATAACACCAACCGGCGCGTTTGATGGCGCTGTGCGGTCCATCGCTATCTATCCGGGTACATCGGGGGGAATATGACTACATCTGGAACCACCGCGCTGACAACCACCGCCGGAGATCTGATAGCCGACGCTATGGGGCTACTCGGCGTCCTCGCTGCTGGGGAGACCATAAGCGGTGACGATTATGCGCTAGGACTACGCTTCCTGAACCTCACCGTGAAACAGATGGCCGCTCGGCCGGGGAGATGGTTAGCCGCCGACGTCACGCACACTGTAACCCCGGGGACGAGTAGTTATACCGTGGGGTCAGGGATGAATATCGATACCGAACGGCCCCAGGGGTTGTTAGCGGCTAGGAGGAGGGATTCAGCGGGCACAGAGTTGGAAGTGGAGGTGGTCAGCCGCGACGAGTATATGAATCTGTCCAATAAGACTTTGCAGGCCCCAGTCCAGATGGCGTATTATGACCCCCAACGAGCGAATGGCGTGTTGTACGTGTGGCCTACAGGATCTAGCGGTAATACGACCATTGTACTCACGTTTCAGCGGCCCGTAGAGATATTCACCAGTGTCGCGGATGATGTAGACCTCCCGGAAGAGTACGCGCTAATGATGACGTATCGCCTGGCGGTAATGTTGGGGCCGTCCTATGCGGGTACACCCCAGGCGGTTGCGTCGGAGTCTGAGCGTTTGTGGCTGTTGTGGGAGCTGGCAGACTGTGAATCAGCATCTGTTAAGGTGCGGCCACGATGAAATCACCAATCCTTGGGGGATCATACACCCGGTCAGAGCCATTTGCGGCAGCCAACCGGATGGTAAATCTCTATCCTGAGGTTGTCCCCGAAGGGGGGAAGGAACATGGGTTTCTAACCCGCTGTCCCGGTTTGCGCGTGCTAGCGTCAGTAGCGGGGAGTAGTCCGGTCCGCGGTCTCCACTCATTTGGGGGGCGGGGGTACGCGGTGATCGGATCGTCACTGTATCGAGTGTCCACATCGTGGTCTCTAACGCTGATAGGCGCGGTCAGTAGTGGAAGTGGCCCGGTGTCCATGGCCGATAACGGCACTCAGTTATTTGTGGCTTGCAACCCTAAGGGATTCATCTACAATGCGAGTACTGGGTTGCTATCCGAGATAACAGACCCTGACTTCCCGGGGGCGGTGACGGTTGGTTATCTTGACGGATATTTCGTGTTCAACCAGCCAGATAGCCAGATGTTATGGGTTACTAGCCTACTTGATGGTACGGCGATAGACCCTCTTGAATTTGCCAGCGCCGAGGGGGCACCAGACAAATTGGTGTCGTTAATTGTCGATCACCGAGAAGTGTGGTTGTTCGGGGAAGATAGCGTCGAGGTTTGGTACGACTCAGGGGCGGTTGACTTTCCTCTTGAGCGGATCCAGGGCGTTTTTCTGGAAACCGGTTTGTCGGCGGCGGCCTCTGTAGCAAAAATGGACAACTCACTGTTCTGGCTGGGTCGGGACTCTAGAGGGTTCGGTGTGGTATTCCGCGCTAACGGACACTCCGAGGCGCTGAGGGTGTCAAACCACGCCATAGAGGAGGCGATAGCGTCATATGGCGATACTTCCGACGCTCTGGCGTATTCGTACAGCGATACGGGCCATTCGTTCTATGTCCTCATTTTTCCGACCGCCGGGACCTGCTGGGTGTTCGATGCCGCCACCAACGAGTGGCACGAGCGGGCCGGGTTTTCCGGTGGCTCTTTCACTCGGTACCCGGCAAACTGCCACATGGTGCTAGGCAACACCCATGTGATCGGAGACTATCAGGATGGGGTGCTGTATGCTTACGACAACACAGTGTACACAGACAAATGGCTGAGGTCGTGGAGGGCGCTACCCCCGGGGTCAAACGATTATCGTCTACGGGCCCATCGATCCCTTCAGCTGATATGCGCTGCCGGCGTCGGTCTGGTTACCGGGCAAGGATCGGACCCTCAAGTCATGCTCCGATGGTCAGATGATGATGGACGGTCTTGGAGTAATGAGCATTGGGCGTCAATGGGCGCAATGGGGGATAGACTGGTCCGCGTGATGTGGAACCGGCTAGGGGCCTCCAGAGACCGGGTATATGAGGTGTCGGGGACTGATCCTGTTTTGGTATCCATAATGGGTGCGGAGTTGGGAATATGACCATACCAGCAATCCCACCTGCTAGGGCCGATCTGATAGACCCAAGAACCGGTAAGATCCGTCACGAGTGGTATCTATTCTTACTCAGTGCTCGCCAAGAACTGGATACCGCTATTGATGTTACAGACTCAGAATTCACACAATCAGCCATGATGACGTTTCCTGGCCAGCAAGTGGGCCAGCGTTTTCCAGACGAACAACAAGCTCTCCTGTGGATGTGACGACATGATCTATACCCCCAAAGACATGACTCCTGGATCGGCGCTAACGGCGGTAGCAGCGACGTATTACACGGCCCCGTCTGGAGCAACCGACCTGAAAGCCATCGTTAAGGAAATCATCCTGTGTAATACCGACACCGTAGCCCGCACCGCGACCATTTATGTGGTCCCATCCGGTGGGTCGGCAGCGGCGGCCAACACTATCGTCAATTCCCTAACCGTGCTGCCCAATGAAACAAGGATATTCGGGCTCTCTAAGGTAATGTCCCCTGGCGGGTTCATTCAAGCATTGGCGTCATCGGCCGGAGTGATCAGCATGGCGGTAAGCGGCATTGAGGTTACAGTATGACGGCCAGCAGCATTACGACCACTAGCGATCCGGTAACCCGCCTAGAGACGGCGGACGGGGCGACAATAATCAATCCCGCAACCGCTGAAAACCAGGCCACGATGATTGGCCACGTTGATGGAATTGAGACTCTTATTACTTCAACAAATACCAAACTGGACACGATTAATACCTCTGTTGGTCTGGTGGATACTGGATTATCTGATGGTAGCCAGAAAACTCAACTTGTAGACGCCTCTGGTAACGTAGTACATTTCACACAGGATATTGCTGGTGATTGGCATTCTGGGGTACATGCTATTCAGACTGCACTCGTTTCCGCTGGAAATAGTTCCACGGCAAATCTAGCCGCAGGAGCTACTTTTACGGGTACTGGTGTTTCTTGTACCGGGGGTAATTGTGTTCACATTGTCTTGAAAACAGACAAGGATTGCCTTGTCTATGTGGATCAGTCAACGGATAATACGAACTGGGACATTGCTGATCCATTTGAATATAATGCTCAAGTAGACAATTTCGGTCTCCCGGTAAAACTAGTCTCAGACTATTTTCGCGTTAGAGTAACAAATATAAATTCCGCCACAACAACATATTTTAGACTTTCCACAACTCTTGTCCCCATCAGCGAGCCTCTGCCCCGTAGTCTTGATTCTGAAGGACATCTAATGACGGCTATTCATGGTTCCTATGACCATTTCAATTTCCGGGCCGCATATACCCCTAATCAGGAAACACGAGTAATCATCCCATCAATTCAGATTGGTGCCAGATTCGAAGGAACTACACTTGATCCTAATTACTGGAGTACTACAGTCGCTAATGGTGGTACTATAACACAAGCAAATGGCTTTGCCACGCTTGCAACAAACACTACCGCCAATGGGTCTGCAAAACTATATTCCAGAACTCGTGGACGCTATGCCCCGTCACAATCACACGCATGTCGAATCGTGGCGTACCTGAGTGATGTAACTGTAGCGGGTAATACTCGTGTCTGGGGGAGCGTCTATGGCTCCACTATGCCCTCAATCCTTGACGGTGCATATTTTCGATTGAACTCCACTAACGGTCTGAGTGTAATAACAACAAAGACCGGCTCAGCAACAGTCGTATCGAGTGGGAGTTTTAACGGAGCATATGGAGCCTCATTAACCCTATCTTCCGATCAAATATACCTATTTGAGATTTTCTTTAATTCAAGATTTGTATGGTTTACTGTCAATGGTAAATTACTCCACACAGTATCCGCAACAACCACTACCTGGGCAGACACCCAGGAGTTCTATTTATATTCCAGTAATATTAATACTGGAGGTGCCTCTACAAATACTACTTTAAATATTTTGTCCCACTGTATGATTACGTTGAGTGAACCGGATGCTGCAATTCACTCATATTTTCAGCAAGGGACAACTGCTGGGGTTGTGTTGAAATATGGTGCTGGTTCAATTCATGGGGCCATCGTCTCTGGAGTAGCAAATAACAGCCAAATACTTCTATATGACAACACCGCTGCAAGTGGCACAGTCATATGGGATAGTGGTCCGATGGCGGCAAATACTGCCCCATTCAGTCTAGACTTTAACAACGATCAATTCAACATTGGCCTAACCCTTGTTATTTCTGGCGCAGCTTCTAACTTCAAGGTAATTTATGACTAATTATGCTTTAACAGATGCTGTTGATTGGCCCATGTTGGTTGGAATGCTAACCGCCCTCAAGTGGTCGATGGGGATTAGTTCCGCCGTCGTGATAATCATGGTCGGGGCGTTATGCGGGGTCCTGGTATACCTGTACCAACAAAATCGTGCTGAAGATAAGGCCCGATGGGAGGAGATGCGGGAGACGTATATCAGCCACAAAAATGACGAAACTCGGCAATGTACAGAGTGCCATAATAGTACCAGTCGGGAGTTTGACGCCCTATGGGAGACAATAGAGGTGTGCTGCCCTAGAAGTGAATCTCGCCCGATGCGGAGAAGACGAAAGACCGATCAGGAGGCCACGAATGCCGCTTAAAAAAGGATCGTCAAAAAAGGTCATCGCGCAAAACATCAGGACCGAAATCAAGCGGGGTCACCCGCTGAAACAGGCGGTTGCTATTGCGTACTCCAAAGCGGGTAAGAGCAAAAAGAAATGATGTGCCGAGACTGTAGACATTTTGACCATGAATATGATAGCGTACTTGTCTTTTGCCTGGAAAAAGTCTTACCACCTGGGGTGCAGACCGCCCACGCAAAGCTGACCACAAAGTACAGCTGTGGGTGTCCAAATTTTAAACCGATAGTTGCCGGGGAAGATGATGCCTGAAACTGAGACCCTGACAGAAATGCTGATCCGACACGAAGGACTGAGGTTGAAGCCCTACTATTGCCCCTCCGGAAAATTAACTATCGGGGTTGGCCGCAATCTTGACGATGTAGGTATTTCTTCCTCTGAGGCTATGGCCATGCTGGGGACGGATGTGGCGCGGTGCTTGCGGGGAGTGCTGTCACAACTCCCCTGGACGTACCGCCTAGACTCCGCCCGGCTTAATGTCCTGGTGATGATGGCGTTTAACCTGGGGGTTAACGGGCTGCTAGGATTCGATCATATGCTGGGTGCGGCGGAGCGAGGGGATTTCTTAGAGGCTGCTAACCATATGATGGACAGTCGATGGGCCAAACAGGTAGGCCATAGAGCCGTAGAGCTGGCAGAGATAATGCGGACGGGTAAGGGGGTGCGGTAATGGATTTGACGGGCGTAGGAAGTGTGGCAGATTTCGCGACGGGGATCATGGACCGGTTCTGGCCCAAGCAGATGACCGAAGTAGAACGGGCGCAGGTGCAGGCCGGTCTTATAGCCGCTCTGGAACAGCGGGAGCTAACCCGCGACGGCCTGCGGTCTGAGATTCTGAAGGCAGAACTTTCTCAGGGCGATGAGTACACTAAGAGAGCCAGGCCAACCGTAATTTATGCGGGTTTGGCGTTCATTGGCCTGGTGCACGTGCTTTTTCCGATGTTCACTTTTTGGTCCAGGCAGACGGTTCCCGCGCTATCCCTCCCGCCTGAGTTCTGGTGGGCGTGGGGCGGGGTGGTATCCACTTGGATGATCGGCAGGAGCGCAGAACGGATGGGGGCTGGGGGCGCAGTGCTCAAGGCCATCACCGGGGGGAAATGACCGACGGGGTGTGGGCGGTCATCTGTGAGACTATGGCCCGGTATAGGGGGCTCATTCCTTCCCCTGACACCAGAGAGAGAATAGAGACCGGAGCGGAGATCGAAGAGTTTGACGGCGGGGCCTTTGTGGCGATAGGAAATGAATTTGACCTATTCATCCTTCCGGAAAGACGGGGCGGCCGATGGCGGGTAAGATCGACAATCCGGGAGTATGTGCGGAAAATGATTGCTCGATACGGGGCGACGGTGGTACGAATACATAGGGACAATTCGGCATCCCTACGGCTGGCTAAGGGATTTGGGTTCACCGAAATCGGCCACGATGGCGGCATGATCAGACTGGAGGCGCGGTGATGGGGGGCATAGTCGAGGCGGTAGGAAGTTTTCTAGGGGGGAAGGAGCAGGCGGGGGCCACGGAAGAGGCGGCCCGGCTATCATCACAGGCGGCGTCAGAAGCAACCCAGCTGCAAAAGGACATTTACCAGCAGACCAGGGCGGACCAAGCGCCGTGGCGGTCGGTCGGAACTGGGGCGCTCAATGAACTGGCCTGGGAGATGGGGATACCGGCACGGGCGGACTATTCGTTTACGCCTGAAACTAGAGAGCAGGTGCGTGCTCGTTTGGCCCCCCAGTATACCAACGCAATGGCTGGGGGTAACGCTATTCCGATGCTTCGAGACCCGGAAACAGGGGCATTTACGTTCGTTCCCTCCGGAGACCGAAACGTGGCTAACAGCCTTCTATTCCAGCAGCAGCGACAACAGCCATCCGGCGGGTTTATGGTCCAGGACGCCCGGGGAAACTGGTATCAGGTAGGCGCTGGGGGTGTATCAGGAGATGGTAGGGGGATAGATGAACAGAGGCTCAACGCAGCCGTCGATGCTTATATGGCGGAGCAGGCGACAAGAGGCCGTGAGTTCCAGGGGACAGGCCAGCGTGGCGCATTAACCCAGGAGTTCCGGCCTAGCGACCTTACCATGGACCCTGGGTATCAGTTTCGCCTAAGTGAAGAGGTGAAAGCACTAGAGCGATCCGCAGCGGCGCGTGGGGGGCTCCTGAGTGGGTCGGCGCTGAAAGGCATTACCCGTTTCAGCCAGGACTACGGAGCGAACGAGTATCAAAACGCATTTAACCGTTTCAACACACAGCAAACCACCAAATACAACCGGCTGGCGAATATCGCCGGGTTGGGACAGACTGCCAATGCCGCTCTTGGGCAGGCGGGTCAGAATTACGCGTCAAATGTCGGCAACATAGGGCTGACCAGCGCAGCGAATGTGGCTAATGCCGGGTTGTCTGGGGCTAACGTCCGGGGGTCCATGTACCAAGGAATCGGCAACGCGCTCGGGTCGGTGGACTGGGGGGCCGTCGGTAACAAAATCGGCGGGTGGTTTGGGGGTGGAGGAGGAAATCTGATGAACACCCCCGGGAATACGATAGTTAGCAGCGGGTACGACTATTCTCTGTATTAGGGGGCGGATATGGTAGGGGAGATTAATTTCGGCATACTTGACACTGAGATGCCCGCAAAGATAGCCGGATCATTTCGGGCTGGCCGTCAAAACGCTATGGCAGAAGCATTGGCCGGGCAGGAGCAGCGGGTAAACGCGCTGAAACTCCAGCAGGCGGAACAATCAATGGCCGACGAGGCCGCCACCCGGGGGGCGTTTGCTCGATCAGGCGGGGATCTTACCGCGGCCAGAGAACAACTTCTGGGGGCCGGTCAGTATAAACCAGCGATGGAGATTGATAAGCAACTGGCCGCGCAGCGAAAAGACCGGCTGTCAATGGCGATGTATCAGACCAAGCTAATGAAGACATACGCCACCCGCGTCTTCGCGGACCCCAGGCCGGAAACCGCACTTGCCGCTTTGCAGGAGCTCGGGGCGGCCACGGGTGTGGATATGTCTGCGGACATCGCCAAAGTACAACAGATGACCCCTGATCAGGTTAGAATCTGGGCGGCAGGCCACGCGGTGGAGGCGGATAAGCTGATGACCAAGTTCTCCACGATGGACTTGAACGGGGAGATCCAGCCGATTGGCCAGGATCCGTTGACCGGGGCGATTACTCTGACCGCCCGGGCCATTCCAAAGACCCTCGGACCGGGTCAGGCGGAGGAGTTAGCCCTTTCTCGCGGCAGGCTGGCTGCTCAGATAGATGCTAACCAAGCCGTCCGGGATGCGGCGGGGATGAAGCGCCAAACCGATGTGGAGATGAAGCTGGCCGACGACTACCGGACGGAGTCTAAGGGGTTCGCGGAGACAGCCAGTGCTATGCGTAAGGTTTTGAGTGCCATTCCTACGGCCACTACAAACCCCGGAAGCGCCCTGGCCGCCGGGACCGCGTTCATGAAGATATTGGACCCGAACTCGGTTGTCCGGGAATCTGAACTGGGGATGGCGCTCAATGCGTCTGGGTGGTTCGACCGGGCCGCCAACCTGGTTAATACCATGAAATCCGGAAAGGTAATGACCCCAGCGCAGGCGCAGAACCTAAAGGCCGCTGCTGACACTCTATGGGGGGAGGTTACCGAGGCGCAACGCGGGGTTGATGCCAGCTATCAACAGCGGGCCAATGCGTACGGAGTTGACCCGGGAAACATCATAATTAATCGCGGGCAACAAGCACCCCCAGCCAACGACGGCTGGTCAATCGTCGAGGAGCCGTAGAGCCATGCCTACCTTCCGCATAACCTCGCCAGACGGCAAGACGTACCGTGTGACCGCGCCGGAAGGGTCCACACAGGAAGAGGCCTTAGCCCGCGTCAAAGCCCAACACTCAGTCCCAGCCACCATACCAGCTCCGCCTGCGGGCCAAGAGTTAATGGCGGCCCATACGCCCGCCGCCGAACCATACGACGTTCCTCCAGCTGTAGCCTCAGCTATGAACATAGCCCAGGCCCCACTATTCGGGTTCGGGGATGAGCTGGTCGGGCTAGTCGCAGGGGAGGGGGAAAAGGAGCGCACCCGGGCCACTATCGAGCGGTTAAAGCAGCAATATCCAAAATCCGCACTGCTAGGCACTATAGCTGGGGGAATGGCTACCGGTATGGCCGGGGGCGGTAAACTTCTCGGAGCCAAACTGGCCGCCCGACTCCCTCAATTTCTGGCCGCCCCTACCACCGTTGGCCAGACGTTAAAAAACGCGGCGGTTATAGGCGGGGCGTCTGGGGCGCTCCAAGGGGCGGGGGAGGCGGAGACGACCGGGGATATTCCGGCCGGCGCGGGCATCGGGCTGGCGGCCGGGGTGATCGGCGGCCCTGTGCTGCAGGGTTTTGGGGCCGGAGTAGGGTCGGCACTTCGGGCGGGGGCCGCGAAAGTAGCCCCCAAAGTAGCCGAAACGCTGGCCAGGCAGCAGGTTGTTCGCGCCATGATCCGAGATACCCGGGCGGCTATGGGCGGGTTGGAGGATGTGGCGGATGTGGATGTATTGCCTCTGGCTATCCGCAAGTTTACTGGACGATTGGAGAAACTCGGTCCCCGAGCGGTGCTGGCGGATGCCGGCCCACAATCCGGGGCGGCCACAAGACAACAGCTCGACCTCATGGCATCAATGCCGGGGACAACCGGGAGCAAAGCCGGGGCACTGACAGCCAGGAGGGTGAATACCCGGAGCCGGGTCCTTCAGGGGTCTGCCGCTGAGGGACTTTCCCCCGGAGGGGGCAGGGCCGGAGATCTTCTTGAAATCCTCACCGAAAAACAGGCTGTGGAGGCGGGGCCTCTCTATACCGCCCTGCATCAACAGTCAATCACCCCTGGTCCTGAACTGGTACGGGCGTTGGAGTCCATAAAAAAGGCCGGGGGTTTCAAGGCGGCGGCAGAGATCGCTAACGCAGATGTCGGGCGTCTAGGACCGGAAGCAGCATTCACACTCCCCATTACCGGCCCTAAACTTGACGTGACTTCGCAAACCGTGGGGTACCCTACGGTCCGATTGCGGGACCTGGATAACGCAAAGCGTGGCATTGACCGGCTAATCGAGGGGGAGTTCTCAGAGGGTCGGTACACTAACTATGGAAAGTCGCTGATCCAGCTGAAAAACCACTACCTGTCCTTGATCGACCAGGCCACAGTCGACCCTACTACGGGAGTGTCGACGTATAGAGCGGCCCGCGACGCGTTTGCCGGGCCGGCGGCCATGAAGACGGCTGCGAAACTAGGGAGGACCGCAATGTCAAAGGATGACGCGGCGGTCCGTGAACTGACCCAGGGGCTTAGCGAATCCGAACTACAGGCTTTTAAGGTAGGGGCCTACGAGGGCCTGCGAGATAAATTGGGGTCCGCCCCTGGAATAACTCAGATCATGCACATGGGTCGTGACCCGAAAATAGCGGACAAGATCAAGGAAATTTTCGGCGATCAAAAACAGTTCCGGAAATTCGCATCGGCGATCGCTAAGGAGGCTAGAATCAAGCGCCTTGACGCCGTGGGGGGTGGGTCGCAGACGTTCTTACGGGAGGCCGCGGCGGAAGACCTTAACTCTTCAGTGCTCCGGGACATGGGGGAATTATATCGGGGGGTCACCCCGTCCAACCTCCCCGAAGCCCTCAGTACGATAGGGCGGATGTATAACCGTGTGGCCACCCCAGAGCCAGTGCGAAATGCTATTGGGAATATCTTGTTGTCCCGGCCAACGTCGGAACAACTAAACGCCTTGTCGACCGTACTGGCCGACCGGGCAAAACGAGGTGCCATATCCGCTGCTGGAGCGGGCATGGCGGTAACCAGCCCTTTGGAGGATTTAACCCGATGATCAGATTTTTTCTCACCTTATTTTTAGTGCTGGCCGGGTCTACGGCGTACGGGCTGGATATGGTGGTGTATCCAAAATTCCAGGCGCTGTCAAACGCCGGAGCCCCCCTATCTGGGGGGCTGCTATATAGCTATGAGCCTGGAACTACCACCCCAAAAGCCACCTACGCGGATAAAAATGGGGCGGCTGCCAACCCTAATCCTGTAGTGCTATCAGCACGGGGGGAGGCGTCAGTCTATGTGTCAGGAGCCACCAAACTCGTCCTCAAAACTTCAACTGGGTCGACTATCTGGACTAATGATAACACGAGCGGTATTGGTGAGGCTGATACCAGAGTAAGCACGGTATCTACTATAGCTGCCCTAAGGTTGTTAACCGGGTCTACCGGTGTTAGTGATATCAACTTGCTGGGGTATTACTCGGCGGGAGACGGCGGGAGCGGGCCTACTCGGCATTGGGTGTCTGGAGCACTTCCAGGGACATACACAGATAATGGGGGATCTGTAATCGTCCCAACTGGTGGAGATGGTTCAGAGGCATGGACATTCTCGATTGACCCTACTGGCGCTAAGATTGTTGATTTCGGGTCTAAGTGCGATGGATCTACGGACGACACCACCGCCATCTCGTCAGCTAATACGGCCAGTGATGACATAGTATTCCCTGTTGGAAGGACCTGTGTCGTTTCCTCTATAACGTTTGACGCCGATACAATTATCACCCTCAATGGTAGTGTACTCAAGTCCACCGACAATAGTATCATAGTTGGGGATAATACCACTATTGACCTTGGCGGTGGCAGTTTGTATGGAAACCTTAGAAAGGCAAAAGTAAGCGTTCAGGCCGCGTTGGGGGCTACAGAGATCACCGTCGCGGATGCCTCGGAGCTCGCCCCAATGATTGGAATTTCGGGTAATCTTCGGTGTAGTTATGCTGGCACAGATTCTACCACATACACCATTACCGGGATTGTCGGCAATGTGGTAACAGTTACGCCAGGGCTAGTTGATCTAATCCCAGTAAACGCCTATATCGGTAATTTTGCGTTTACTGAATTATTGGATTTATCTGGAAGTGATAATGTAACAATAAAGAACGGAAGTATTGAGAATACTTATGGGTACTCAATGATCCTGGATACCTCTACTAATGTAGTCGTCCAGGATATGACATTGAAGAATGCTGGATTTGACTTACTTAATATTATTTCTTCAACAGCAGTATTCAATAATGTAACCTTCGGTAATATATACGACTACGCCAAACAGGCGGCAGTCGTACAGGGAACAAACACTGACGTAAAGTTTAATTACTGCAATTTTCAAAAGAATTCAACTGACGTTGATATCTGGTTGAAAACACATACAACCGGCGGAGTCAATGACACCCTAGCCATGAAAGTAGAATGCAATAATTGCGTATTCGACGGGAGCAATGACAAGCCAGCGAATAGCGGAGTCGGATTGTATGGGGATGCCTGGACAAGTATCGACTTAGGATTTACCGATGTGGCATCTACTATGGAGTATTTGCATGTAAACTCCTCTACCTTTAAAAATACCGCACAGTATTCGATAGGTACTCCGGTAAGTTCAACGGCAGCCAGTTACGGAGTGATTAAATTAAACAACAACGTATTTGATAACGAATATTTTCTGCGTATAAATGATGGTTCAGCTACATCAATTACCAGTGTAGGGGATAAGTTCCTTTTTGCTTCACATGCACCGTCCTCAGGATTTTTACGCCTAGAAAACAACAAGATAGATATGTTTGATGGCATTTTTCCCGACTCCATATCAGATTATTCGTGGCTTTCAGCATCACAAGAGTTAAGAGTTATGAACTTATTTAATCCAAGGTTCCTAACCGACACTGAAACTACGGCAATCACTAATGATTCAGTCACGATGACTGCAACATCGAGTAATATTTATTATATTACCGACGGGACTGCCGCACATATATCAACTATTGCGGGTGGATACACAGGACAAACTATTCTATTAGTATTCAATGATGCCTTAGTCGATATGTACTTCGATGGATCAGGTAATCTAAAGGGAAACATAGGAGCAAATTGGACTGCAATAGCCGCAGGAGATGCCTTACGTTGCACCCGATCAGAATACAATGCAGGGTATAATTGGTACTGTATACCCATTGATACCACTCCATAATTTACTTCCGATATCTTACCCCCCTCCACCCTCCCGCCGCCTTGATTGGCCACCCTTCAGCCCATGGCGGCGGGGTTTTCATTATATGCTCGAACTGCTCGATTGACCAGTATCCTACCGGGACTTCGGCCACAATCTCGTCATGAACGTGCAGCACGATCGGATATCCTGCGGCCTCAAGCCCGAGCATAGCGTGGGTGAGAAGATCTCTAGCCACGGCTTGGACTACGTTTTCAGTCAGTTTTCCGGAGTATGTGTTCATTCTGATCCAACCCATCGCCCCGTTTTTCGGGTTGCTGTTCCACCCCATAAATGATAGCTCGTAGTAATTTACTTGGCGCATTTCGTCCCACCGGGGGGCGAGTCGAGGTTTGTGGTACGCCAGCTTACGGCCCGAGGGCAACAGACAGTAGAGCACATCATCCTTGACCCCGTAGCTAATCGATCGGTATGCATAGCAGGTGCCTGGATTGAGGACGGCCGCCACTGCCGACCCTTCCAGGCCGAACAGTTCCGATTTGAACTCCCAGGCCACGGGGTGCTTTCTGTATTGGCCACCCCAGAACTCAACGATAGCTGGGGACTCAGCGCGCCATTTAAGGATCGAGCGTTTTATCTCCGCGTCGTCCATGAACTTGTCAGCGCCAAACGCCTTCCAAGCCCCTACCCACCCTGAATATCCTGAGGCTAATTCTGCGACCTTGCCAATCTTCTTCCTCAGGGGGTGGTGCTGGCCGTGCGTTTGCTTGTAGGCCATGATTTCTTCGAACGGGACACCAGAAATTTTGCTGGCCGACATCTCATAGATTTTGCCGTGCGTACGGAAAACTTCCAACCGCCACTCCTCCCCAGCCAGAGCCGCCAGTACGACGGCCTCGATAGCTGAGTAGTCGGAGCAGATTAGTTCTTTACCGTCGACGGCGGTAAACAGCCCCCGCAGGCAGCCAGAAACGGCCCCCAGCGGGTCGCCCCACATTCGCTCGACGTGCGACAGGTCGCGGGGGGAAATGTCGCCTAGGGCGAGTTCTACGGCCTCTACCCCCCAATCGGCGTCCTTCAGTTGTGATTGGCTGCCGCACGACCGGCAGCGCGCCAGCCCAGCCCACTGAACGCACCCGCACCCGCACTTCTTGACATCCGGCCCGCTGGCCGGCATGTTGTGGGGCTGCGGACCCATTCCGGCGAAACGCCCTGTGCGCTCCGCTCCGCAGTACGCGAATATTCCCCGTATGCGGTCGTCGGTCGGGTCCATATGCCGGGCGATGGAAAACAGTTTTTTTACGCTGGCGGACCCAATCACCTGACGGATCTCTAGGACGCGTCGCACATCCGCCGGCAGATCATCCCTGCCCAGAAGCGCCGTTACCTGGTCCGCATCCATGGTTGATGTGGCTACCCCCCGGCCGGCCATCCATCCTTGAATCCTTTGCAATTCGCCGATTGAGCTGGCGGCCCCGGCGGTTAGGTCTCGTAACTCCTGGATGTACCGCCGTTCTGTCAGGTGGTAAATCGCTGTGCAGTCCTCTAAGGCGGTACGGTCGATGTGCACTCCCCGGGCGTTAATGCGCTGATCGAGCAGCCACAGTTTCTCCTCATGCGGGGTTAGCGGTGGGGTTAGGGCGCATATCGCTGCCTCAGAAACGGTGTCCTGAAGATTGTAGGCGTAGAACTGGCCGAACGATACGGGGTCCTTGTCGAGGGTAACCCGGTTAATGTGCTGGAGCGGGGTGGGATCGGTTGGGGTGAACGATTGCTGGCTGCCAACCGCCGCCGATATCTGTGACGACGTGGGGCTACGGGGGATAGTCAACCGGCGCTTGAGGGATTTCCCTATCGGATCTTTCAGCGACGCATCGTCCAGCTCCAGGGCGTGGCCTGCTTTTTCAAGAGCGCCGGGGAGCCCCCACGCCCTGGCTCTCGACATTGCGCATCGGAGATTCTCCAAGGGGAGCCGGGGCCATCCGTTCCGCCGACACCCGATGTTGTTCCAGGCGCAGAACTCGAAAAACGAATTCCAGGCCCACAGGAGGCCGCCGGCAGCTAGGTGGTCAAACAGGTCCTGCGGCGGGGGCATTCCGGGTGTCCACACGGTGCCGTCATAGGCCAGACTGATCAACTCGGCGGACGGATGGGAGGTGTATACCCACGCCCCCACACCCTGTATGCCCGGCTTTGTGCTGGATAACGGGGTCCACCGTTTGGCGCTGTCATCCCAGTAATACCCGGCCTCGCTATAGGTTTCGAAATCGATGTGCATAAAGTGCCCCCGCTATAGAGGTTTTGCCGATGGCCCCGCCCATCGGTTTGAAGAGTGAGGGCCCATATTGCCTATCCACCCACCCAAAAACCCCGCTTACCGGGGGGGGCCGGGGCGGGGTGGGATGATGGTTGCAGACTTGCGGGGCTTACGGTTTCTGTTGTGGAAGCGCCTCCACCCGTTCTACCAACAGCCCCTCCAGCAGTAATAGATAGTTGATTGCGTCACCTATCTTTTCCGCCAGCACATCTTTGCTCGCGTATACCCCACGCCCGGCATCGCGCGCGATGTCTTCAATCGACACCTCGTGTTTAACCATCATCCCGAGCAGAGCTTCTTCCGGGGCTACCCCGCGCTTTCTGGCGGCGGTCTTGAAATTATGTAGGCGGTCCCCATCTCGGCTATATTCATGGCCCTTGGCGGTCAGCACCTCCAGGCAGTGGTCTAAGCGGCCCTCTACCAACATCTTAAATCGTTCAGGCGTCATATGCTCCTGAGCCCCCTCTCTCTGGTGAGTTTGTTCATGGCGGCGTGGAACGCCGTTGTCCAGTGGCAATGGTTGTACCATACCCCGTGTTTTCCGCGTCTTTTCTCCATGCGGGGCTTACCTTTTACTGCTTTATCGGCGTCCAGTTCAGCGTATGGGATCAAGGAATTGATATACTGCTCGTGCGGCGTGATCGTCATAGCGGGACATCCCCCTCAATCATCATACCGTGCTGGATAAGGAGCGCGTCAGTCCAGCCGGCCGCCAGCATCTGGGCGTATGTATGGCCCGCGCATTTGGCGGTCATCTGACGCGCGGGAGGATTGAGAAAATCGGGGGCGGGCTGTACCCCCGGAGGCATTGGCGGACCACCAGCGGCGGGCGGCGGACCACCAGCGGCGGGCGGCGGACCACCAGCGGCGGGCGGCGGACCACCAGCGGCGGGCGGCGGACCACCAGCGGCGGGCGGCGGACCACCAGCGGCGGACGGCGGGTGAGGGAAGGTCTTTTCGCCATTAGGCCCTGCCGGAACTCCAAACATCTTTGCCGCGTCAACCCCGCCGCACCCAGGGAGCTTGGGCCTGCTGGAGTCCACGACGCGCAGACCATTGAGCCACAGGCCGACACCCTTCGACTTGTTGTCGTAAGACCGGGCGGAAACAATGACGTCAACAATGCACCCAGGATACAACAGGTTAGCCATCTGCTCTCGCTTCAGAGGCTGGTTGCCAGATGATAGAAACGCCGATTCAAAATACTGGTATGTGACCGCAGTAAATTCGACGTGCGCCGGGAGCGCCCCTTCATACTTCGCGGGATCTACCGCCTTACAGACCCAATGGCCGCCGGGGGGGAATTTACCCCTAAACTGGCCCTCGTTCAGCTCTTTCGTTCCGAGGGCTTGGAGCTCTTGGACCTCTGGCGCGGTATTGGGGATCGCGCATTTCACATTGAACTTGAGCCCGCCCTTCTCTCCATCCATCTCCTCGGGCCTGTTGATACCGTCCCATAACAGGACGGCCCCGAAAATAATTACCTTGTCATCCTTCAGCATTTTCAAAAATCTCCTTAGCGGTTGGTTTATCTGGGTTAATGGGCTCCAAACGTACAGCGCCCGGCTTTTTTTCCGTGTACTCGGCCACCAGCTCCTTAGGGAGCCCGGCCTTGATAGCCTGAGTGGGTGTGACCAGCTCCGGCGGTTTATCCACTACCGCCCCGTACATACCCGCCAGCGCCCTAATATCGTCGGGGCCGGCGGTCCAAACCGTTTTCCCGGCGGTGCGTCCTAACTGCCAACCTGGGATCTCTCGACCCTCCGTGATCAGAACGATCGCTGTAGACTCTACCGCCGACAACCTATGCTTTATCGCCTCTTCTGCCCGACGGAGCAAGCGCAGTTCAAACGCCAGTTGATCAGGATGGGTGATATCGGCGCTGATCGACTCCGACAGATCGAGGATCGTTGGCCACATACGCTGGGCAGCGTGGCATTGGACTAGAGCGGAGCAGTGCTTACACCATGCACCGGTGGTGCATAGCGGGAGGTCTGACAGGGCGGCTATGGCCGATGACCGGGCGTGGTCGGCGTATCCCATCAGCTGGTCTCGGCTAAGCATCCAGGTGCGGACCGGTCCGTCAGGATGCCACGGGCGGGGTTGTACGATGGTTAGATGCACCGACCCACCGGCGGATGAGGAGCTAAGGAGGCCGATTGCGTAGAGCATCAACTGCCAATTACGCGTTACGTCCACCAATCCCCAGCCATATTTTAGGTCATACACGTGGTATGAATCCTCCCTGGAGTCGTAGTACCATGCATCTGGAGTCCCCCAGCAATCCCGGTGTATGGCGGAGCAGTCAACCCTTTCCTCTACCCGGAGTTTTGACGCCATCCTTCCATGACCGGTCATGACCGCGTCGATATACATCTGGACGGCGGACAGCATGTCATCGTCTACAGAACCGCCGGTAAACAGGCCAGACTCATGATACAGCCTGACATCGGTAAAGCCATACTCCAGCGCCCCCTTTGCCAGTGAATGGGCGGTATTGCCATCTCTGGCGCTCTCCCCGTCCGATTGGTCGGGGTATCGCTCTTGTAGTTGCACCGACCCCGGGCAGTGTATCCACTGCCCGGCGGACGATGGAGATAATCTCGCATGGCTATTCATGGGGTAACCCCATCGCTTTGAGCACCTGTGGCCACAACTCGGGCTTGCTGGCCAGCACAGGGAGGGTGGGGACCCCGAGCGGGGTCAAAAATGGGGTGATGGTGTCCGGCTGGCGTGCCGTGTATCCTGCGGTAGTTATCCGTTTTATGACCTCTGGGAAAGTTAACCCGGAGCCCGGAGATCCGGGTGGAACAATAGCGGGGGGCGGAGCCGGGGCCTCCTGGGCGGGGGGCGGAGCCGGGGCCTCCTGGGCGGGGGGCGGAGCCGGGGCCTCCTGGGCGGGGGGCGGAGCCGGGGCCTCCTGGGCCGCCAGTATCTCCCCCATGATACGATTATACATACCGTCGGCTACGTTTTTCCTACGGCACCATTTGCCGGACGCGGCCAGTTTGCGGTTGCTGCTGTGGATCCTGGCATCCCACGGCAAGCCGTCCGCGTCTACTAAGCCTTCGGGGGGCTGTTGGGCTTCGGGTTCCCCCGCCGTCTCCGATGACTCGGCGATTACGCCCCCTGCCATGATCTCCAGCGCGTCGGCGATCCTGGCTACGTCTTCAAAAAATTTTTGCAGCATTTTTCTCGTACCTCCTTCAGTTTGGGTGTATAAAAATCTGCTTGACATGACCCACCGTATCATGCTATTGACGGTTATGTCAACAAGAAATTTCACCCCCCGTCAGTATCAAATCGACATGCGATCCGACATTTTGTCGGCGTGGGCGAGTGGGGCGCAGAACGTAATGGCGGTGCTGGGTACCGGGGCCGGTAAGACCGTACTATTTACTGGACTGATCTCGGAGGATACGGGGCGTACTTGTGCCATCGCCCACCGCAAAGAGTTGGTCAGTCAAATATCGTTGGCGCTCAATAAAAGGGGCGTCCAGCATTTTTGCCTAGCCCCGGATAGTACAGTCAGATGGATAGTTTCTCAGCACATACTGGAGCACGGAGAGTCCTATTATCGCCCAGGCAGCCGGTGCATGGTGGCGAGTGTGGATACTTTGATCAGTCGTGGTGATGCCCTAAAAGACTGGTGCGGCAGGGTTGGGCTTTGGGTGCTGGACGAGGGGCACCACTGCCTGAGGGGTAATAAATGGGGGAAGGCCGTTTCCCTGTTCCCAAATGCCCGTGGCCTACTTGTGACCGCCACTCCATGCCGATCAGATGGTCGGGGGCTAGGTCGGCATTCCGACGGGGTGGTAGACCGGATGATCGTTGGGCCGTCGCCCCGCGACCTGATAAACGCGGGGTACCTGACGGATTACCGAATTTTCGCCCCACCGTCCGGGCTGGATCTGTCCGGGGTAACTGTCGGATCTACCGGGGATTACACGCAGCCACAGGTTGTAGACAGGGTGCGTAAGTCCCGTGTAATCGGCGACGTGGTAGACCATTACCTGCGGATAGCCCCCGGGCAGCTAGGGGTAACGTTCGTCCCCTCTGTGGAGATCGGCGCGGACGTGGCCGGGGCATTCAGGGCGGCTGGCGTTCCAGCTGAGGTGGTTAGCGCTAAAACTGCCGATCCGGTGCGGGCCGAGGCCGTCCGTAGACTGCGGCGGGGGGACGTTAAGGAGCTGGTAAACGTTGACATATTCGGGGAGGGGTTCGACCTCCCCGCCATCTCGGTTGTCAGTTTTGCCCGACCGACATTCAGCTATGGCCTGTACGTTCAGCAGTTTGGTAGAGGTCTACGCCCAATGCCGGGGAAAACCCACGCGATTATTATTGACCACGTCGGAAACGTAATGCGGCACGGCCTTCCTGACTCCCCCCGACAGTGGACCTTGGACGCCAAGGAAAAACGGTCGGGGGGTGGCGAGCAGACCGGCCCCCCGCTCAGGGTGTGCACATCATGCACCGGGATCTATTCGGCGTATGACAAACTATGCCCGTACTGTGGGGCTATGCGGGTAATCGCCGACCGATCCCGACCAGAATTCGTGGATGGGGACCTGACCGAGTTAGACCCCGCTACCCTGGCCTCGATGCGGGGTGGGGTAGCCAGGGTGGACGAGCACCCGGCAGTGATCCGCCAGAAAATGCAGATGGCTGGCGCTCCACCTGCGGCGGCTATGGGAGCTGCCAAGCAACACAGGTTGCGGCAAGAAGCTCAAGCCGAGTTACGGGGGACTATTGCTTTGTGGGCCGGATGGCAGCGGCACGAGGGGCGGCCTGACTCAGAGAGCTATCAACGGTTTTACCGGGAGTTTGGGGTTGACGTACTGACCGCACAGACTCTGGGAAGGCCGGAAGCGGAAAGATTGACGCAAAAAATACGGGGGGCTATGGGATGATACTAGGGCCTTGCAGGCTGTGTGGCGGTGAGCCGACAGACAAAGGATTCGGGGTGGAATGCAAAAAATGCGGCCTGTGGCTTGGGGATGGGAGTAAGTCACGAAGTCTAGGGGGGTATAAAGCAGTTTGGAACGGCGGCGGAGACACTACTGAAGGGGTAATTATGCCACACGATCTTCGATCCACCGCGCCTAACCCTTCGTTTTAAGCGCGGGGGCTGAACTGCAAGCATGCCGATTGGAAGCGAACCGAAGCCGGGAAGCTCCATCCCTCCGGGGGCGGCCACTGTAAATACCCGTGGAAGATTCCGAAACTACCTGCCTCGATGTACTGGATTGGCCGAAGCGCGCCATCTACCCGCGGCGGGAATATCTCGCGCAAAGCCGAACTGAAAGAGCATTGCGCGTACTTTGCGCGGCCCACAACCGCGCCCAACGCCCAGGGTAACCAGCGGCGGCCACTGAACTACGACGCGATTAGCGCAACGCTGCTCCCCGCCGTCTGGTTGACCCAGTTGTTATAAACCAAACCCTATAAGGAGATTACGAAAGTGGCAAAATTTAGAAAGAAGCCCGTTGTTATTGAAGCCATACAGTTCACAGGAGACAACAGCGCAGAAGTTTTGGCTTTCACTGGAGAGCAAGCCAGGAGTCAAAATTTCGGGCTTAGACCTGGACTGATTATTCACACTTTAGAAGGTGACCATGCCGCAGGGGTTGGAGATTTCATCATTAAAGGTATCGCTGGGGAGTTCTACCCCTGCAAGCCTGACATTTTTGCTGCCACCTACGAAGCCGTGTAGGTCGGCAGGTTTATAACGTCTAGCATCACCGGACGCCGCCACTGAAATAGTAGATAAAAATCGGAACGTTCCGGCGTTCCGTGTGTATGCGCTTGTTAGCCGAAAGGATTGAATTATGTCTCCATACAAAAAAAGATGTGTAACAGACTGGGTTATAAATTTTGCCACTGGCATGTTCTTTGGGTTTCAGTTCGGTTGGTTGTCAATCCCTTTTGTTGTTGGGTATGCCTGCTGGAATTACTACGATGGCAGAACAAGATTTCTGCTCCCGAAGGAATAATTTGCCAAACTGTTTTGAAGCCCCTGAGCGATTGTCGCTTGGAAGGCTAACGCTCCGGATAACCCGGCGCGCTAAAAACTTAATTGGGACAACCGAGCTGACCGCGCTCGGGTTAATTCGGTTGTTATGTGATTTGGAGGGATTATGAACCTAGAAAAACTTCAGCGCCGAATCACGAGGCTTAAAAAGCAGCGTGAAGAATTAAAAACGAAACACGTGGGGCACGAGCGCGAATACACCTACTATGGCGGGTACGCACTCGGGCATATAGAGGGCCGAATTTCAGTAATTGAAGACCTTATTGATGATATATTAGAAACCCTAGAAACATAACAACGACCAAGCTCAGTGGACGCCGCCACTGAAATAACAACAAAAAACGGGTGCTTCCCGGCGTTCCACTGAAGCGCCTTGTTAGCACGTATTGGAGGTAAAAATGGGACTTTTTGACGCGCTTGTTGATGTTGTGTCCATGCCAATCAGGGTGGCGGTTGATGCGGTAAAGGCACCAGTTAAAATTATGAATGGCGAAGACGGCCTTTTAGAAAACACTGCAAAGGGCATTGAAAAAATAGAAGATGACCTTGATGCAGAGTGAGTGCTAACGATAAGGGTAACTCGACCGCGCCACCTAACTACCAGATTCAAAATCAGCAGGTATACGCGGTCGAGTTGACCCGCTGGTTATGGATCGGCCCCAAATTGCAAAAAAAAACACAATGTGTGCATTATTTTCTTGTGCATTAACTCAATGTGTGTAATAATGGTCTTAACGGGGAGGGAATAACCCCAAACCAAAAACAGGGGAGAGACCATGACATTAAATCAAGTGAAATCGAGCTGTCGGGAATTACACATGGGTAAACGGCATCAAGAAAATTTTTATCTTGTGCGTTATGAAAGGGGTTGGACGATAGAAGCTCCTGAGATGTTTTCGACCAGCAACAAAGCGGCAATTGATTTTGTGCTGTTTACCATATGAAAACAGCACAAAATCTGAGGGAGGCGCGTGAAGTTGCGGGTCTTACTATCGCCGATTGTTGCCGCCTGACCGGGACACCGCGCACCACCTGGCAGGCGTGGGAGACGGAAGAGGGAAAGGGGAACTCCAGGAGACCGCCACCCATCGCCTTTGCATGGCTTGATTTGTACGGGCGGCGTGTCGATCTTGGAGAGACACCGAGTAGGCAGCGGCGGCCACTGAACCAGACGAAACGCCGGGGTGCTCCCCGCCGTCTGGTTGACCCAATTGTTGGGCATGTAGTTTTATTTAAGGGGAACTTTATGGAACATATTACTGTGCCTGGCCTGAAGAGACTGGAATGTCTTGCTCCTCGACCACAAGACCAGATTCTTTTGTCGGTGGGACGCGGCCCTCATATACAGCTCTGGAGATTGGAACGTTTACAATTATGTCTCCAAGGGGAGAACCGATTGACTTTTGATGCTTCACTCCCGAAATGCCGATTAATCGGATTGGCCATTTCTTTGGTGTGCTTGCGTCTCCGATCCAGTCCGGGACTAGCCAGATTTTTCCGTCTTTTTCGATAGCGTCAGAGTGGTAAATTCCATTTTCTCCTGCGAACGATACCATGGCCGTTAGTATTTTCATGTTTATACCCCTGTTGAATATTCTTCTGCATATTTAGGAGAAGGAAGAGCCGGTTGGATATTATGAATTTCAGATTTACAAACTGGACAATACAAATGGAAACGTTGATTATCCCTTTCTTTTTTCGGGTTGAGGATCGACTTTCTCCCATCCTCGTAGCATTTTTGGCATATCAAATGGGGTGGCTCGGAAAGACTGCACTCTTTTTTCAGCGCAAAAGTAGAGAAGCTTCTCCAGGGGCTTACCAAGGCATAACGTTTTTTCTCTTCTTCCCATTTTTTTATGCGAGCCATTTCTTCTTTAAGTGTGCGTATCTCCTCAACCATAGACGCTTGCTCCGTATAAGCGGAAAGTACGCTATTTTGAGCAGACATAAGAGTGTTTTGAAGCTCTACAATTTTCCCCTGGACCTCTCCGGTAATCTTCAGATCAAAAATGCTCTTTGCGATATCACCAGCAAACTTAAGGCTAGCGATGGTTCCTTGTATGAGACTTATATCCACGGGGTTTCTCCTTTACCGCCCAACGACCAAGCTCAGTGGACGCCGCCACTGAAATAACAACAAAAAACGGGTGCTTCCCGGCGTTCCACTGAAGCGCCTTGTTAGCACGTATTGGAGGCTATAATGAGCAAAGCATTAGTTATTATCGGCGGACAAGGATCAGGGAAAACCACAAAAGCAATAGCTGCGGCCAAAGCCGTCGGGAGCTACGTGTTTCTAAACTACCATTCGTTAAAATCGAGGTTTGAGCTTGGCTCTGCGTTGGAGAAAAGCCCTGCTTGTGTAATTGTCGAAGAAGCTCCTTTGCGTCTTCTTGAAGACCCTATTATAAAAGGTCTGGTGTCAAACGACAAAATTGTCATTGAGCGGAAAGGGCAAGACCCAATGGACGTCGACGCTCCTGAAAAGTGGATTTTTACGGTGCAATTGGACAGCCGCCGGTTTGACGTTGAGTGTGTTTGATTGCTAACAATAGATTATCTCGACCTTGCAAGGTAGCAAATGTATCGCAAGACCAGTAAATACGCCGAAAAGTGCGCAAGGATGCGGGGCGCCAAGGAGCGCAAGCGACTTGCTGGACCAGTTCCCGATTATCCTCCAGAACTTCCGGAACTGCGCCGGCGTATCGTTGTCGAGGACTACGACAGCGGCAAGGTTGAGCGGCATGAATTTGTGTTGCATCGCACCGACCGGTTAGACTGCTATGGGGTTGTGGTCGACGGGAAAGAGTGGAAATCTAGGGCTGGTTGGTCGCAGATACTCGCCGGATTACGAAAGGCGTTACCGAGATTGAGGGCTGTAGAATGAGGGAGTCCGATTTATACCGACAGATCCAGCAGGCCGCCAGCCAACAGGGGGCCAGACTGTGGAGAAACAACGTCGGCTCCCTGCCCGGCCCGCAAGGCCGGCCAATCCGGTTCGGGCTGGCGAATGAATCTAAAACGGTTAACCAGCAAATAAAATCGTCGGACCTGATAGGAATCACCCCCGTTGTGGTTATGCCAGATGATGTTGGCCGGGTGGTCGGGGTGTTCACATCCATCGAGGTCAAACCGCCGGGGTGGGTGTGGCGGGGGATGGAGCGGGAGCTCGCGCAACTGGCGTGGATAGAGTTGGTGCGGTCAATGGGCGGCGTTGGCGGATTTACAAACAGACCAGACGGGGGGATCATATGGCCGATATAAGACGGATGGAGCCGACAGACCGGCGGCGGCAGTTACTGGAGGTGGCGCTAGAGCTGGCGGTCGAGAGGGGGTATAGGCGGGTCACCAGGTGCGATCTGGCTGAAGCCGCCGGTTGCTCCCCGGGGCTAGTCAATGCGTATTTTGTGACGATGGGCGAGCTACGGGATAAAACCATGCGGGCTGCAGTCCGTAGGGGGATCCTGCCGGTAGTGGCCGAGGGGCTGGCCGAGGGGCACATAGACGCTCTCGCCGCCCCACTGGAGCTGCGAAAGCGGGCGGCGGAGTATTTGGTACGTGAGGAATTATGATGATACCCGCCCCCGAAGCATTCCTGCCCTACGCGCAATTCATCATCCACGACCAAGCCAAGCGGCCCCTGTCCCCGCACACATTAGCCCCAGGAGACCCACACGACCCGGCAAATTGGATGGATTACGAGACGGCTAAAATGCTTGCGGATGCTACAGGCCACGGCGTGGGCTTTGTATTCACCGCTGCTGATCCGTTCTTTTTCATCGATATCGACGGGGCGTGGGACGGCGAGCGGTGGTCGGACCTGGCGTCCCAGGTATGTAGGCAGTTCGCCGGGTGCTATGTCGAGGTGAGCCGCTCGGGCCGGGGGCTGCATATTTTTGGGATCTGCCACAACCCCCCGCCGCACCGTTGTAAAAATACGGCCCTGGGGCTGGAGCTGTACACCTCTGGCCGGTACGTGGCTCTCACCGGCAGCCATGCGCAAGGGGACGCCGGTCACCTAGCGGATCTAGGGGGTCTGGTGTCTCAATACCTGATCCCGGACGCCCCCACGGCCGCAGACTCCGTCGAGTGGACAGATGGCCCGTGTCCTGAGTGGTCAGGACCGACCGACGACGCCGAGCTATTACGCCGTATGCTCCGCAGTACCGGGGCGGCGTCCATGTTCGGAGGCAGGGCGTCCATCGCTGACCTATGGGCCGGCGACGTGTCGGCCCTGTCCAGGGCCTACCCCAGCACCAGCGGTGACATCTATGACCGGTCATCGGCAGACGCCGCGCTGATCGCCCACCTTGCGTGGTGGACGGGTCGAGACTGCGAGAGGATAGACCGGTTATTCCGACAGTCCGGGCTCATGCGTGACAAGTGGGCTGACCGTGGAGATTACCGCCGCCGGTCGATTCTCGGGGCGGTACGGCGGTCAACATCGGTACTACAGCAGGGCAAGCGGCCGGACCCGCCGGCGTCGTTAGACAGCCCCCCGCAACCAGGGGGTGCTGACCCGAACCATCGGTCAGGGTATCAGCTACTTACGGTCAGCCAGCAGGTAGACCTATTCCGGGGGTGCGTATACGTCAGGGACGCCCACCGGGTCTTTGTCCCAGATGGGGGGATGCTCAAACCCGAGCAGTTCCGGGCGATGTTTGGGGGTTATGTCTACGCGCTCGACACCGAGGGGTCAAAGACAACCCGAAACGCCTGGGAGGCCCTGACCGAGAGCCAAGGATACGCATTCCCCCGAGCGCATGGAACATGCTTTAGGCCCGAGTTGCCCCCGGCGACGGTGGTCATTGAGGAGGGGTCACCTCTCGTTAATACATATGTCCCCGTGGCCGTAGCCCGCCGGAGGGGGGACCCTGGGAGATTCTTGGAGCTGGCGGCCAAACTGATACCAGACCCGGTAGATCGGGAAACCCTCCTGCAATACCTGGCGGCCTGTGTGCAGATGGCGGGAAGGAAATTCCAATGGACCCCGTTAGTTCAGGGGGTCCAGGGCAATGGCAAAACGTTCCTGGGGGCGTGCGTGGCCCACGCGGTTGGTTGGCGCTACAGCCACACTCCCAACGCCTCAGACCTAGGCAACAAATTTAACGCCTGGGTTCTAGGCAAATTGTTTATCATCGTGGAGGAGATCTACGTTGCTGATCGCGCGGAGGTGATTGAGGCCCTGAAACCACTAATCACCAACGAAAAAATTGAGATCCAGGGAAAAGGGGCTAATCAGCTAACAGGGGATAACAGGGCAAACTTCCTGATGTTTTCGAACCACAAAAACGCCGTGCGGGTGGCCGGCAAAGACCGCCGGTACTGCATTTTTTACACCGCCCAACAGGAGTTATCTGACCTGGCCCGAGATGGGATGACCGGACGGTATTTCGCCGAGCTGTGGGACTGGGCGCGGGCCGAGGGGTTCGCTGTTGCGGCTGAGTATCTGGCAACTCGACCAATCACCCCGGAGTTTCGGACTCAGCTCATGTACCGGGCACCGGTAACCACCAGCACCGGAGAGGCAATCCGGCTGTCACGAGGGGGGCTAGAACAGGAGATCGAGGAGGCAATAGCCGAAGGACGTCATGGCTTCCGGGGTGGTTGGGTAAGTTCACTCGCCCTAGATCACCTGATCAACCAGAGGCTAGAGGGGGGGCGCATACCCCGTAACCTGCGGCGCGAAATCCTGAAATCGCTTGGGTATCTGCCACACCCGGGGTTACCCGGTGGGCGGGCGAACAATATAGTGCCAGAGGACGGGGGTAAACCGGTGCTCTATACGACAGCAGGGCATACGGCGATTGGTATAACTGGGGCCCCGGCAATCGTGAGGGCGTATACAGACAGCCAAAAAACGGAGGGAGTATGAAAATCAGATGCGCAGATTGTAACGAGGCACGGGTGATATGCACCGCCGGTGAGCTACCATTGATTGCGTATTGCGGTAAACTCGACCGGCGGTTAGGAGCGAGCAGTTACTGTGCGCGGTCGATTCTGGAGAGCACAGACGGTAGGCAACTCGGGCATATTCCGTGTGACGGTCCACCAGCCGCCCCCTGACCGTCTTTTACGCCTTGAACCCGGCCACACTCCATGCAGACTCTGATTATCAGCGTGGAGTGTGGGCCGTCAAACGCAGGTCGGCATCGACGGAATGTCTGTTTGCAGATGGCAAGTCAACTCGTCAATCATTGCGGTTATATCCACGGTAATACCCCCTTTGCGTTTTGTTTCGGTGGTTTGTGTGGCTCTAGTTCCGCGCCACGCCCTTCATCGTTTACCTTCATAACAGCACCTACAAACTTCTCATCGGCGTAAATAAATACCATCATCAGGGTTGTCTGGTATGATACCGCACATCCAGTACGGATATTCGACAGTAGAAAATCTACGTACCTAGTTTGCACCAACAACCCGCCGATCCGGTAGCATAGCAGGTCCGGTGACACCCTGAGCGCAACCGGATCGGGCGGGTCGACCGGGGCAGCGTCAGCTGGTGGCGTAAACTCAGTCAATCGACGCTGCGATAGCCCATCCCCCGGGAGGGGGCCGGAAACCACCATATGGCCGTTGGTCCATAGGTGGTCAGTGATACGCTCGACAGACAGCCCCGATTTACGTACCCAGGCCATGTTTTTATACAGTGAGGGCACGGTCTGGGGGGCCTCAATAATCAGAGGGTATGGGGCGGCCAGCCCCAGCGCCGAGGCGGTAAATAGTACATCAGGATGTTCCGGGGGTGAGTAGTGTGGCTCGATTAGGCAGCACCTCCCCATCGCCATCGGGTACTCTACCACCGTGTTATTCAATACCAGCTCTCTGATCCCCAGGGTGTGTAGGGCTTTACGCGCTCTTGGTGTCGGGTTCATCTATTGTCCTCCTGTAGCCCAGTGAGCAGATGGCGCTCGGCGTACGTGCGCCCCTTGTCCGTCAGCTGGCCGTTAATGATGTACCCCCCACGCTCCAGGGCGCGGTTACGGGCCGTGCTGTTGCCGTAGTGGTATGCGGACAGCATTATGCCGGCCTGTTCCGCTGTCACATGTAGGCGGGGGGCGG